CAGGCGGCGGCGGGACAGTTCGTCATTCCGCTGGCCGACCCGTCCTACCTCTGGCGGGGGATCAACATGGTGCAGGTTCGGAGCGGGACGGCCGGTTCGCCGGTGACGCAGACCGCCGGCGCGACGATCAATCTGGTGACCCGCTCGGAAATGCTCTGACGCGAGACTCCGTCTGTGGTTTTTCAGCCATTCTGGCACGATTGGATAACGTAACGTGTTTACCACAAGACACGGCTTGTATCTGACCCGAGACATGGCGGCGCCCGCGCGCAAAAACGAAGGGCCATCGAATGAGGACGACGCTGGCGGTCACAACGGAACCGTCGGGCGAACCCACGACGGTCGCGATGGTCAAACAGCACTGCCGGATCGACAACAACGCGGACGACGATCTGCTGGCGGGCTACCTGACAACGGCCCGCGTCATGGCCGAGGGGTATCTTAGCCGGGCTCTGCTGACCCAGACATTGCTCTGGACCGTGCGGCCCTCGTCGATGCTCCGGCCAGAGGAGGCCCGCCTGCATGGCACGCTGGAACTGCCGCGCGCGCCGATCCAGTCGATTGCCTCGGTGACGACGCTGGACATCTGGGGCAACGCGACGACGATCGCGCCCGCCGCGCTTCCGTTAACGCCGCCCGCCGCGATCCTCGGCTATGTGGCGGACCTGGCGCTGGAACCGGCGACGCTGTTCATCGGTCGCCAGACGGTGCTGAACGGCGGCGCGGCGTTGCACGCGACGCAGTTGCGGCAGGTTCAGGTTGCCATGGTTGCCGGGTATGGCGCCGCGGCGGACGTTCCCGCACCGATCATCCAGGCGATCATGATGACGACGGCGTTCCTCTACGAGCATCGCGGCGACGCGGGTGGCGCCATCCCGGATGCGGCGATGTGGTTGCTCGACCGCTACCGGCTGCAATTCCTGGGGGGCTGAGCGATGGCATTCGCGCCTGCCGATCCCGGTCCGGACCCCAACGCGGTCAGGATCGGATCGCTGCGCTGGCGGGTCACGATCGCCACGCGGGAGCAAGAGCCGGACCCGGACAGCCCGGGGATCGTGGAGCGGCTGGCGAAGCTGCAAACCGTCCGCGCGGACATCCAGCCGATCGGCACGATGACCTTCTACGCGGCCGAGCAGGTGGACACGCCGCTGACCCACAAGATCGTCGTCCGCTGGCTCGATTGGGTGGACACGACGCACGTCGTCTTTCGCGTCACGAAACGCCCGGACGGGAGCGACATGATCGAGCGCTTCCGCGTGCGGCGCGTGATGCCGATCGATGGGCGGCAACGATTTTTGCGGATGGACTGCGAATTGGAGCAACGCACGTAATGCCACTTCTGCACATCGACGTTCCCCCAGGATGGACCGTTGTCGCGGGCAGGCAACAGGTGCGCGCGGTGATGCTGGCCGCCGGCGGCGAGGTCGCGGCCAAGGCACGGACGATGATTCGCTCGGGCAGCCGCAAAGGCCCGTCGAAGCCCGGCGAGCCGCCGCACAGCGTCTCCGGCAAGCTGGCCCGGTCGATCCGCGCGCGGGCCTGGAAGGACGGCGAGGGCGTCACGGTACGCGCCTCGGAATTTTATGCGCTGTTTCTCTCTCTCGGCGCGAAGGGCGGCGGCGGCAACACGGCGGATAAGGGCAACATGGTGATGGAGCGCATCACACGCCGGCGGGGCCGATGAGCGCGCGTAAGGGCGCCGGGTTTCAGCCCGTGATCGTGCATCGGATGAAGCGGGGCGCGGTGTCGAAGAAGCGCGTGTTGCTGCCGAGGCCGTTTCTCGGTTCGGCGCTGGATGCCGTGATCGCCGATGGCCTCGCGGATCGCGTGCAGGCGGCATTGATGAGCGGGCTTAAATTTCAGCGAGGGAAAAAGTGACAGTGGCATCGAAAGTTGAACGTTCTGGCGCCTGATGGACATTTCCCTGGTGATTGCGCAGCTCCGGCAATTCTGCCCGGCGCTGCAAGGGCGCGTTGGCGGCGCGGCCGACTTCGAAACCGGGGTCGAGACCGTGATCCAGATCACGGACCCGAAGACGGGGAAATTCGCCTACCCGACCGCCGTGGTGATTCCCTTGGAGGATGAGCCGGGCAGCAACGATCTGCTGGACGGCAACATCCAGACCGTCATCGAGACCATCGGCGTCATCGTCGAATTCGATGCCTCGGCCGACCGGCGCGGCCAGACCGCCGTCAGTCAGGTCGAGGCGATGAAGTATCAGATTTTCCGCGCGCTGCTGAACTGGAACATCGACCCGGATCGCGGCGCGCGCGGGCTTTATTACGCGGGCGGCGAATTGCTGATGTTCGACCGCGCCCGCCTTTTCTGGATGTATCGCATGAGCTTCGACGCAACGATCAGCGACGCGGACGGGTTCGTGCCCGGCGGCGATCCGCTGGTGAACATCACCGAAACGATCCAGCCGGACAAACCGGTAAACCTCGCGCCACCGATGACGGCCGAGCAGGCGGCTCCCGCCGATCCCGCCGTCTACGGCACGTCTGTCTGGGGCGACGGGAGCGAGTACGAATGACCATCGCGAACGGCGACACGGTCGAGGCCTCTGACATCCTGGCGATCAACACCATCGCCACGTCGGCGCAGGCCGCTGCCGCGACAGCTCTGGCCAATTCCACGACGGCGCTGGCGAACTCGGTCTCGGCGGAGGCCACGGCGGCAAACGCCCTTTCCGTCGCGGGCAACGCGCTGTCGATCTCGGGTCTTCCGCTCGCGACCTCGGTCAGCCCCTCCAATCTCGTTCCGGTTTCCCAGGGCGGAACCAACGTCGCCGTGACACTGACGACGTTCAACGCGGGCGTGAACGCCTCGATCGCCTCCGTGGGCACGGTCGCGGCGGGCGCGGCGGCCACGGCGGCTTCGGCGGGTACGACGGCGGCGACGGCTCTGACGAACGCCGCGTCGGCGATGACGGTCGCCGAGGAAGCCCTCGCGGCCGCCGGCGCGGGCCTGTCGATCGGGAACCTGACCGTGGTGACCTCGGTCGGGGCAAACGACCTGTTGCCGATCGACCAAAGCGGCACCACCAACGCGGTGTCCACGGCGACCCTGCTGGCGGCGGAGACAATCGACCTATTGTCGGCCGCCGGCGCGGCGTCGGACACCGATACGTTCCTGACCGGACAGGGCACCAATGTCCTCACCCGCCAAACGATGGCGGCGGTGTGGACGTGGCTGAAAACCCACCTCCCCGGCTACCAGCTTCCGGTTCAGGAGATTACCCGCAACACGACGATCGACGGCACCTACAACGGCAACATCCTGGTCGTGACCGCCGCCGGAGTGGTCATTTCGCCGAACTACACGCTGATGGGCGCGGGCTTCGAATGCGAAGTCGTCACGTCCGGCTCGGGAACCGTGGTCTGGGGCAGCGGCGTGACGGCGACGAACGGCGCGTCCGGCCTGCCCGTCAGCTCCTATGCGAAACTCATGGCGTTCACGTCGAGCGCAGGAAACGTCGTCCTGGCGAGCGTCGGGGCGGCGTCGGGCAGCGGTGTGTCAGTCCCCGGCCCGATCTCCGGGCTGACATTCGGTTCGGCGACTTCGACCACTCTCGCGTTCACCTGGAGCGCGCCATCGAGCGGCGGCACGGCGACCTATTACCAGGTGCAGTACCGGGTGACAGGCGGCAGTTCCTGGTCAGCCGCGCCGGGCACTTCCATTCTCAGCGAGACGCTGACCGGCCTGACACCCAGCACGGAATACGATGTGCAGGTGGCGGCGGGAAATTCGGCCGGGTTGAGCGCGTTTTCGGCGACGGTGAACGGCACCACGGCCGCGTCGGGCATCGCGGCACCCGGCACACCGACGGGCCTGACCGTGGGCACCACGACCGCCACGATGGTGCCGATGACCTGGACGGCGCCGGGTTCAGGCGGGGCGGTCGCGACCTACACGGTGCAATACCGGGTGACGAGCGTCGGCGGCGCGTGGACTCAGGTCACCGGAATCACCGTGACCAACGCGACGGTCAGCGGGCTGACCGCATCGACGCAATACGACTTCCAGGTTCAGGCGGTGAACACCGGCGGCACCAGCGCCTTTACCGCGACGACGAACGGCACCACGTCGGCGGCGGCGAGCACAGTGGCGGCATGGAATACCACGTCAGGCTACCCGACAT